CTTTGGCTTTCGACTCGCTCGACGATTCGGCTGTATTCGGCTCTTTGGTCTCGCTCGCGGCCTTATTCGGCGCGGCGTCAGTGGGCTCGACAACCTTCGTTTCCGTCGGCTTTACAACTGGCTCGACAGCCTCAGGATCGCCCTTCAGATCGGCGAGGTTCTTGACCAGTTCGTCGCGCAGTGACAGCTCTGTTTCCTGCCCGACTTCGCCCGTTTCGCCCACCTGACTTTCGACCGTCATTTCCAATCCCCGCTTATTTGCATGCGGTACATGCTAGGTAGCGGGAATCTGGACGGCAATCAATGCATCTGCTGCGGTGGCATGCCTTGCGGCGGCATCGGTGGCGCTTGCGGTGGCTGCTGTTGCTGCATCGCCTGCTGCATCGCCTGCATCTTGATCTGCTGAAGTTGCGCCAGAAGGCGCGGCATGAAAGCGCCGATCATTTCCCCCTCCCCAAGACTTCGCGCGTGGCCTTCGTCAGTTCCTTGCGCAGGTTGAAATCGCCGCGTACCTCGCCGGGCTTGCGTCCGACGCGCTCGTTTCCGACTTCCGTATAGCCGTTGCGCTTCAGGAAGTCTCGGTGCGCGCTGCGGCTGTTGATCACTGGCGGCTTGCCGGTGGCGACATCGACGGCGACCGCCTGATATGGGCCGATGTCGGGCGCGACCATAGGCGCTTCGATGATGCGCTGCATCTCATGGCCGCAAGTCCACCGCATGCTTTCTTCGTCCTCGCCAAGATCCTCGGGGATAGTCTCTCTGTCGCATTCGGGCGCGCGGTCCCGGTCTGCGATCTTTCGAAACTCCTGCCGATCGTGGTCACAGATGGTGCAGCGATAGGTATAGAGCGGCATCATTCCCCCGAGGTTGCGGCATTCGCCGCGCTGATTTGTGCGGTATCGAGCGCCGACTGAGCGCCGATTTCGGCAACTTCGATGGCGCGCGCGTTGTTCATCTGCGCGATCAGGACGGCCATGGACTGCTTCAGCCCTTCCGTCTGCTGCTCCATGTGCGCCTTCATGCGCTCGATCATCACCTGATTCTGCGCGTCCATCGCATTACGTTGAGCTTCAAGCTGCTGCTCCTGTGCCGCCTGCTGGGCCTGCGCGCGCTGCTCCATCTGCGCTACCCATGCGTCTAGCTGGGCCTTCTGGCGGTCGTTCTCGGCCTCCTGCTGCAGCTTCTTCATCTCGATCTGGCCGCGCAACTGCTCTGCCTGCATATCGCCCTGCTGCTTGCCCTGCGCGATCTGAAGTTGCGTCTGCGCCTTGACCTGCTCAGGATTCGGCTGCGGATTCTGCATCGCCTGCTTGGCCCGCTTCTCAAGCGCGTCCACCGTCTCCTGCAGGCAGGATTCCATCTGCTTGCCAACAGGGAAAGCTCGAACGGCAAACATCAGCATCTGCCCGAGCAGCGGCATGAGTGACGGGTCTGCACCGTCTGCCGACTTCAGGAAGCCGCCGACCGCCGTCAGGAATTCAGTGCGGTCCTGCTTCTCCTGCATCTGGTCCATCTTCAGCGTCGAATCGGTCTCGATGTCGAGCCGGAAATGACGCATATTGGAATCGCGCAGGAGCTTATCGACCTCTTCCCATGTCGGCTCAGTGAACGGCTTTTCCATGTCGTCGGGAAGCTGGCCGCCCGCCTGCTGGATCATCTGCGCGATCTGCTTTTCCTGCTGCGTCATTAGCGGATAGCCGGAAATCTCGGCAAGCGTCTTGATGTCAAACTGGTTCGCCAGCACTTCAGCCACCAGCACGACGACATCGCGAGCGAAACGCTGAACCTCGGCCTGCATGTCAACGAGCCTGATCGACGCCCAGTTCGACTTGATCTTCTGCGCGCCATAGGTTTCGTCTGGATCAGTCGAGCCACGGATGATGTCGGCCATGCCGGTGATCTCATATAGGTCCTGCTTGACCTTCTCGCGCGTGTCGTAGAGGCTCAGCAGTGTCTGCGCGATCATGTCCATCGGCAGTAGCTCTACCGCGCCTTTCATGCCGCCCTTCTCGGCGAATGCTGCCCACGAATCGACCGGAACGAGCCGGTTTTCATAGCCGCCCGACAATAGTTGCTGCAAACCCGGCGTGCTCGAATCGTAGACGCCCACCACGCGCAGCGCATCAGCAAGCAGTTTCGCGCGCGATGTCAGATCGTCAAGCTGATTCGCCTGATCCTGATACATCGCGTAGTCGGGGACCGGTATAACCGTGTCGTTCGCGTGGTTCGGAAGCATCGGACGCGGGCAGGGGAAGAAGCCTTCAAGCCCCAGCATGTCGTCGCGCTCGTCGAGCGTCTCGAACATCATTCCCTTGGACAGCCAGATCACCTTTTTCGTGCTCTTGTCCCAGATCTCGTAGATTCGGGCCTTCTGCTGGTATTCGGTGACTTCCTGCCCCTTCAGATCCTCGGGCTTGTAGTCGAGCGGCACGCGCCCGCCCTTTTCCGCGCCGAAACGCTTGACCAGTTCCGGTCGCGTCAGATAGCAGATGCGCCACACAGCGCGGACTTCCTGCCATGTGCGCGCGATGGTGTGCCCGAAGTCCGACCAATGCACATAATCGATGTCGATTTCCTCATATTCGACATCAACGATGGGCTCGCCGCTCGATGCATGCTGCTCAACGTCAGGCGCCTGATTGGCGTCGGCGTCGTCGTCGATTTCCGGTCCTTCATTGCCAAGCATGCCCTCGCCACCCTCGGCGAAGTGCGGCACATAGCGAATCCAGACCGTACCACGGCCCGGCAGCAGGCGATCGGTCACGCACTGGCGCGCGGTCAGGAAGAAATCTTCCTTGTCGAGCGTGAAACTCGTTGCACGCTCAAGAATCTGGCACGTAACACGGCCGACAGGATCGGCATCGAGGAACCGGCGCTGAAAATCGGGCTTCGGATTCTTCGAATAGAGCGCCGGCAGCAGCGTCTGGATATTCGACCACAGCACGTTGTAGCGGCTTTCCTTGCCCTCGCGCGCGTTACGCTCGTCCTTGTACCGGCGCAGGATCTTCTTCGCCTTGGTCTCCCATTCGGAAGCCTTGGATTCGTATAGCTCGATCTCCTTCACCCATCGCGTGACGGTGTTGTCGGTCGAGAGCTGCGTATCGCCCTGTGCGCGCGCTTCAGTCATGATTTCAGCCCGAGATAAAGCCGACAGTGGCCGAAACCGTGCCGCCGATGACCACGTTCAGACCAGCCGAGAAGGCAAACGGCAGCGGATACCACGTACCGGCTACCGGCGTGAACGTATCGACGATCTTCGTGTTCGTCCCGTTCGCCGCGTCGTCGTAGACCGTGATCGTCGGCGTATTGCTCGCCGAGCTGACGAAGATGCCGCCCATGATCCCATCCACCTTGCACACGTTGCCAGAGGTGATGGTCTGCTTGTAGGTGAAGCCTGCTGTGGTGTGGTTCATGATTGACCTCAGTTATATTCGTAGACGATGACGAGACCGGCCTTACCTGCGCCACCTGCGGCCGCCGCGCCAGTTCCGCCCGTTGCTCCGCCACTGCCGCCCGATCCAGGCCCAACACCTGCGATGCCAGGCAGCGACGATGCGCCGGCCGCGAATTGCTGATTGGAGGTCTGCCCAATAACAGAAGCGGCTCCGATACCAGGAATTTCTAAGTTCGATCCGGTCAGTCCGTAGCCTCCAGATGACCCCTGCGAACTGATAAGCGTTGTCGCGCCCGATATTGTCGGCGTGCCACCACCATTGCCGCCCGTGATCGTGAATCCAATGGTGGCTGTTGTCGTTCCCCCATTCCCACCAGAGCCACCCGGGCATGACACGATTGCCCCAAACGAAGTCGCACCGCCAGCACCTCCAGCATTGGCGCCTGCCGTCCCCGCTGCGCCTGCCGCACCGATCGTGACCGTAACGCCAGAAAATGCGCTTGTAATTCTGACTTTCGCATATGCGCCGGCCCCACCACCTGCTCCGCCGGCCCCACTTGCAGCAGCGCCACCACCACCGCCGCCGCCGCCAACTGCCTCGACGATTACGCTATTCGTGCCCGCCGTAGGCGTGTATGTGCCGCCCGCAGTAAAGACCTGAATGCCGATCAGCCGCCCGGAGGTTGCAGCGGATGCGCATGAGAACCCGGAACCGCTTGTCCATTGCAATGCGTTGCCGGCCGCGCTGCAACTTGGCATGACAAACGCGGTAGGCGAGGCAGATGAACCAGTCGCATTTGAGACGACCGTATTTGCTGCCTGAGCAGCAAGAGAGGTAACCGGTAGGCTGCCCCATGTAACCGTGCTCGATGGCCCTGAAGAAAGAACGACCTGGCCCGAAGTCGAGCCCGCCGGATTCAGCAACTGGACCGGATTGAGCGTTGTACCCCATCCAGTGATCGCTGTTAGAAGCGCAATAGCGCCGATGAGTAGCTTTTTCATTTCATTCCTCAAGTTACCAACCAGCCGGTATAAACGAAACAGTGGCCGCGCCTACCGTGCTCACGTTCGCCACCGTCACATTGAATACGCCGTTCAGCGCAATCCGATTACCGTTCGGCGCGCTGCCATAGGCGTTCGATTCCAGAACGCCATACCGCGTATGCACCCCATCCCCATAGATGACGTTGTTTTCCACTACGTTCTGCGTCGCAGTTCCGGTGTTCTGATAGATCAGAATGCCGCCGTCGTTCGGCAGCCCTAGCATTCCAGCCGAGAAAATGCTGTTTCCGGTCACAATATTCGCGGCGTTAGATGTCTGTGAGCCGGCAATAGCGATCCCCGACTTGCCAGATCGCAGGACGACGTTGTTGGAAATGATGTTCAGGCTGCTCGACCCACCGGTCGAAGCCTCAATAGAGATGCCAAAATCCTGCGATTGCGAGCCAGTCCAGCGCACGGTGCTGCCGGTTACTACACAGTTGCTCGAATTGGTAATGTTGATCCCTTCAGCTACCGAATCCTGCGCAAAGCAGTTGGTAATCCGGCACGCACTGCACCCGTTAAGGTTCATTCCGAATCCGCTGCCAGTCAGCAGATAGGATCGGCAACCGCGGATTTCGCTATTTACCTCATTCGTGATCTGGAAGTGATGACTTCCGACTACTCCAGTCACGTAACAGTCAATGATACGGTTCCAACTTCCGTTTTGAGATTCGATCCCAATCGTTGCTGCCGCCAGGATGGTGACTCGCTCGACCTCGCAATTGATCGCCTGCACCAGATCGACGCCAAACGCTCCACCGCTCGTCATATACACATCGCGCACAGAGCAGAATGACGCGCCGGTGTTTATCAGAACCGCTGTCGAGCTACCGTATGTCGTCGGCAGATTGACCGCAAAATTCTGCACCGACGAATTCACTGCGTTGGATGCAATAACGACGAGATTCCCGCCTGAGCTAAACCCTGCTGCCGGAACGAGTATTGAACCCGCGCCACAGCCCATCAGCGTCACGCCAGATGGGACCGCAATACCTGTGACAGCAAATGACCCTGGCGGCAGCAAGACAGTGTTATTTGAGCCCGCTGCATTCAGCGCGTTCTGTATTGCTGCCGTGTCGTCAGTTACGCCGTCCCCTTTCGCGCCAAAGTCGTATACGCTTATCGTGTCGCGCAACCTCGACTGGACAGTTCTTGCGGCAGCGCCAGTCCCGGCCTGCAGAAACGACAGCTTGGAGCTATTTATTGCTGCCAGCGGAGCAACCGAAATGTCCGTCAGCGCCTGAAACGATGGGTCAGCAGACGCACCATTCGAGATCAGCACTGTGCCAGCCGCACCAGGAGCAGCGCCCGCGCTACCGCCAATGAGAACGCTGTGCGGCGCGGATGGAAGGTCTACGATGCCCAGATAGGCAAGCATCTGCACGAGCTTCTGGAGGTCGTTCGTGCTGTACATTAGATGCGCTCCCGAGCCGGTGCATTGGCGTGCTGCTGCGGCCAGAACACCTCATTGGCCGTCATGTCATGCAGGAATCGCGGCTTCTCGACCGGCTTTTCGCTCTCGGGATTGCGCCATACGAGCGACATATAGCGGAACGCGTCGGCAGCGTGTGATGTCCAGTCGTGGACCGGCTTATCGGTGAAGATCTTCGCGTCCTCATCCCACTCGCGACGGTAGTTCTTCAGCGATTCAATGCCGAATTCGCAGCGCTTCTCATCGAAATAGCAGTGCTTGAGCGTCGCGCGCGCGGCAAAAATGCCGTCCTGTACGCTCAGGCTCGGCACGATGAATGATTTCACGTTGAAATCGTTGAGCTGCTCGATGGCGGAGCGCGGCGATGCGAAGCTCTTGGGGCGCGCGTCATGCGGCAGCCAGTGCCGGCCGTACCGGTAGGCGATATGGTGAGCATGTTCGGGAATCGGTTCGCCGAGCTTCCATTTCACCGGCTTGCCGTTCTCGCCATACTCCGACACGTCGATCTTGCGGCCGTGAATGACCTCGGCGTAGTGCTTCGGGTCTTTCCCGCTCGCCTTGTAGTGGTCGATAACGCGAATCTCGCCCCAGTGCGTCTGGAAGAACCAGATGCTCGTGTCGTCCGTCCGCCCCAGGTCCCACGCGGTGTAGACGGGCAGCGCCGGATCGTGCTGAACGCTGGTGATGCGCCCTTCGTTCTCCGCGGCGCTCATCTCCATGCCGTAGTAGGCGCCCAGGATCGCAGCATCGAAGCTGCACATCAGCTCCTGCTCGAACATCGCATTGCCCTGATCCTCGCCGTACATGGCAACGTATTCAGAGCGCTGTTCTTCAAGCTCGGCACGCGAGAAACGCCCCGTTTTCAGGACATTGGATACCTCGGCGAACCATTTCGGGTTGTTCTTCGCCATCTGATACATGGCGTGCGCGTGATTCTTGCCCCGCGGTGTGGTGATGAACATGGCCCACCCGCCGTTCTCATCGAGAATCGGCTTGAGATACGCCCATGCGGCCGGATTGCACAGCGCCCACTCCGAAAAGACCAGGCCCGCCGGCGGCGAACCGACCAGGCTATCGAAGTTATCCGAGCCGAGCACCTGCCATGTCGATCCGCACTTGAGCTTGATCATCATGTCATTTTCCCGCGTGCTGGCGCGCAGCTCGTGCGGGAACGCTTCGTCGATGCGGCGGCGGCCGGTGTGCGGATTGATCGCCTCCCAGATCGCTTTACGTGCCTGCGATGCCATGGGGAGCATGTGCCAGTAGCTTGCAATGCGGTCATGGGCAGCGAGGCATGTCCAGTGCAGGCACACGTCATCCTTGCCCCAGCGGCGATGCGCGATGTCAATGGCGCGCTTGCAGCCGCCGATCATCGCGTTCCAGAGCCGCCCCTGATAGATGCGCGGGCTCCAGTTGTGGGGAATCTCGATCTCACCGGCGGCCATGGTCAGCCCCGATGCCGATTGCGGCCCAGGCGTTCCTCAAGCCACGCCCATGACCAGTACGCGGCTTCAGCCGTCGATCCGCGCCCATAGGATGGGCCGCCATCAGTGCACCAGTAATAGCCTTGGCTGTGGTAGATGCGCGGCTTCATTCCGGCAGTTCCTCAGCCGGCGTCATGCGCAGTCGCACGACTTGCAGCGGGCCACCGTTCGGACCTGTCAATTCAGTGGAGAGCTTGTCGCCATACTTCTTGGGCGCCAGCTTGGCCGCGCGCCACTGCCTAGCCCAGATGCGCAACTTGACGACTTGCCAATCCTCGGCAGTTGCTTTGTCGGCAAGCTCTACGCACCTATCGACTTCATAATCCTGCTGAGCCGCGCGCGCATCGCTAATCAGGGCGGCGAATTCCTTGTCAGCGGCCATGCGACGGTAGATAGTCGGCTCAGACGGCGCCCAATCCATTGCGGCTATGTCGCGAATGGATGAACCCGACGCCAATTCCTCGCAGATTCGCGACTCGATCTCTTCCGTCCAGTCGAAAGGCGCAGGCATCATTCCACCCTGTCAGGAAGATTGAGCCATGCCCCAAACAGATCGGGGCGCTTCTGGGCGGCAAGCCTCAACTTCGCTCGGTGCTGATTCGACAGAAATCCGCTCTTGATTGCGGAGGCAACGGAACGCTTGATTTCCCAGATGCGATGCCGGATTGGGTCGCTATGAATCTCCGCCGACAGACGCCGCCCATTCTCTGCACGCTGTTCCGGCGAGCAATAAGGTTCATCGCCCCCTGCGGCGACGTTAAGCAGCCTCTCGCCACGCGCGCGCAATACATCTATCAATCGGCGCTCAGCTTCCTGCCAGTTGTCGGTCACTTCCAAAACTTGGACCGAAGGAGTGAGGCCCATATCAGCAAGCTTTCGCATCCAGCAATAAACAGGCGTGTTGCGGCGCCGACAGTCTCTGACGTGAGTTTTCAGGCGTTTAGCCGAATCATTGGCCTTACCCACGTACCGGATTGCTCCAGTGCGCGGGTCGATCAAAGCGTAGATTTCAGCCATTTGCGCGCCTCTCAGAGCAGGTGATACAGCGCTTCGAGCTTCTGCACCAGTTCGCCCTCAGCGACAGCCATGCCATTGCTGATACGGTGCAGCACGTCGCCGATGTGCGTCTTGACATGCTCGGCGTGCGACTCTGCTTCTGCCGGTGCGCGCGCCGTGTCGGTCTTGACCATCTGGAAAATGGCTTCAAGGTGCGCGGCTACACGAACATGCAGCGGCTCACCTGAACTTGCGTCGATGGGCGACGTGGTATTTGCGCCATCGGCAGACGGTGCAGAGGCCGGCGCGGTTGTAGATTCGACCGCAGCCGGTGCAGCGTTTGGGAGTTCAGCAGCCTGTTGCGGCGCATCCGAATCGGCAGTATATGTAGGGGCTTCCGCAACTGTCGCAGGGGCGATCGGCAAGGTATCGGCCGTTTGCGGCTCCCCCGTTGCGGGCGTGCCAGCCTCCTGCGGTTGCTCTTGCGCGGCGATCTGTGCTGCTGCCTCTGCGACGGGATCAGACATGGTGCTTCTCCAGTTGTGCAGCCCCGTAGGCTGCGTTTTGATAGCCACGCATCCAGGTTGCGAAGGGCGCGCTCAGAATCGGATAAGGGCAGGTGCCCTTGGTCATGCCGTTCTCGAAAGCCTCAGCTCCCTCGCGCATGAATGTCTCGATCTGCTCGCGGCTCAGCATCGCCAGTTTTCCATCAGGTGGATGCCGAAAATTGTAGGCAGCGGGAAAATTACCGGCGACAAGTCATTGCAAGCCGTTGGAATCGCGTCAGGTCGTAGCCGGTGAGTTCGGCTTTCGATTCAGCCGGGCCTATCCGGCGCGCGGCAACATCAGTGCGGGTATAGAGCGGAATCCAGTAGATGCGGCGCTCGGGTCTCATGTCCCGCGTGCGGCCGCAGATCGGCTGCGATGTGTTGACGATGCCGGAGGCTTCGAGGGTGATTAGGACTTCGGCGATTGCAGCCGGCGAAGCGTTGAACATGCACGAGAGCTTCGCCGTGGTGTAAAGGCGACCGGGGATCAGATTCGCCTTCAGGTTATCGGGTGAAAGGACGAGTAAGGTTTTGCGTGGTCTCATGATTCCCCCGGTTTAAGCTATCTTCAGGTCTGCTGCGACGGCTTCGGCGCCGTCCATCGGAACGTAGCCGCGCGGTGCGATTGAACCTGGTCCCATAGCGCCTCTATGGCGTTAGCGTCTAGCTTCTTCTTGCCGCCGCGCGTTCCTGCTTTGGATTGCTCGGCGGGAGTGGGGATGCGGGCGGAGCCTTTCATTTCAGGACCCCGCGCCAGTAGTCCATCCCTACCCACACGGAAATCTTCGATTCGCTCGAATGGCGATCCCATTCACCGTTAGCGAAACGCACGCGCTCTGCAGCCTGAATTACGCTGCCGTCGTTCAGCCGGCGCTCCAGGTCGTACCAGCCGTCACGCACAGGCGGGGTTTTGCAGGGAATCCAGTCGGTCAACTGCATTTGCTTTCTCCTTTCGCTGCGGCCAATGCTTCTTCGATGGTCTCGACAACATAGATTTCGCCGGTCCATGCGGCGTGAAATTCTTCCTGCTGCGGCGTGAGGCGGCGTTTGCTCTTTACCTTCTGGCCATCCTTGATCTCGATCAGGATCGTTCGACTTCCGATTGCCACCACCAGATCAGGAAATCCCTGCCCGACCGTGTGAGT